ATAAGAGACAGGTACGTCAGGCGTGCGAACGGCGCCCACTTGCGGATCTCGTTTGGCCAGGTGTCCGAGGCCACCACCTTCGGCGCCACAACCAGCACGCGGCTGAACTCGCACCGGTCGAAGATACCCTGCGCAATGGCGTCGAGCGCCGCGGCCGTTTTGCCCAGGCCCGGCCGGGCCGCCAACAGGACGTCGTCTTCCAGGATCGCCTGGGTCATCCGGGTCTGGTATGGGCGCGGGGTGTAGGGCTTCACGGCTTGAAGCCCCAGAGCGCGTCTATCCGACCCAGCCGCCCGACCCTCGCGAGGTCTTCAACGAAGAGCGCGATGTCCGCATCGGTCCGCACGACCCGGGCGAAAAAGCCCATGTCGCACAGGGCCTGCAGCTCCTCCTTCTGCGGCCCGGACAGCCGCCCTGCCTTGCCGTTCTTGAGCTCCACGAAGGCGATGAACGGGCCGGGCAACATCACCACCCGGTCGAACGCCCCGCGGCGTCCTTCCCACCTTCCCTTGCGGATCCGGGCGGCCGGGAAGCGCTTCTGTACGGCGCGCGTGAAGCGGGTCTCCAGATCTGCTTCCACCTCGCGCTCGAGCGCGGCGAATGGGTCGTTCATTCAAAGGCCTCCTCGATTGCCCGATCGAACCTCGCAGGTGGCACCTCCCACCGATCTGTGCCGGCGGTCCGGCCGCACGGGGCGCCGAGCAGAAGACGAAGCGCCTTCCCGGCCTCGCGCGACTGCGGGTTAGTCGGCGTCTTGATGCCGAGTCGGTTGCGCAGCACCTCGGACGCACTCATCCGTTGCCACTCTCCGCGCGGTGCGCCAAGCTCCAGCACGTCGGCCAGCATCTCGTAGATCGAACTCTTGACGGTGTGGTCCTCGTTGCGCTGCTCGAGGCGGACCTCCTCTTCCTTGGTCAGCCACCAGGATTCGCCCGCTTCGTAGAGGCTGGCGGCCTGAGCCCAGAGCTGCTGCAAGTCGATGCTGTGCTGGAAATCCACTGCGGTGACCGGGATCGTCCACCACCGCACGTTGCCGGTCTCGTCGCGCAGGAACTCCTCGGGGTTCACCGACGCGAAGAACACGGTGCGCCGTTTGAACTCGGAATCGACTCTCGCGTAGGGGAGCCGGATCTTGTCCGTGCGCTGGCTGATGAAGGCCTTCAACATCGCCACGTCGGACCGGTTCATGGTGGAATCGACCTCGCCCAGCTCGACGATCCAGTGGCTAACGGCCGTCTTGATCGAGTCACGGCTGCCTGGGTCTAGGTGCATGCCCAGCAGCACGTACTGGTCCAAGGTCTGGGGTACCAAGTGGGCCACCCACGGGGTCTTGCCGATGGATTGTGGCCCCTGCAGCACCAGCACGCCCTTCGAGTAGAACCGGTAGCTGGTGTTGAGCGTAGCGCCCACGGCCGAGATCAACCAGCGCCGGACGATCGTGTCGCGCAACGCGAGCGGGAAACCCGGCTTCACGGTGAGGGTGTTGCACAGCTTGCTGATCCGGTCCTTGTCATCCCAAGGCGCCGACTTGATCCAGCCGGCGATGATGTTGCGCGGTCGCTGGCTGGCCGTGGTGAGCGCGAACTCGACCGTGCGGTCCGCGGCCATCTCGTTGAGGGAGGCCAGCGAGGCGATCCAGGACAGGGCGGCAGGGTCCGCCTGATCCGGACTCACCGACAAACCCGGCACGTTGATCACAGCCTTCTTGCGCACCTCGTCGTAGTAGGCGGTGATCCCGTAGGCGGACAGGAGGCGCTGCGTGTTCTCGATCGTGGTCCGCACGATCACGGCTGTGTCGGTCGCGATGTGGTGCGGGAAGGTGGCCGGGTTGAGAGCCGGCACCGCCATATCGAAGGGGATGTAGTCGGTCAGATCGACTTCGGCCGGGCGGTTGAAGATCGGATTTGTCGGCGCCAACATGCGCCTGATCGCCGCGATGCCCATCCGACGATGCAGCTGCGTCATTCGCGAGGCCACCGCGTTGGCAAGCTGCTCACGCTGGGCGTGGGTCAGATCGGCCGTCCGAATCTCCGCAGCGATCGTACCTTCAATCGTGGCCTGATCGGCTTCTGCGATACGAGCAAACCAGTTGCGATCGGTCACCACCGCTGCCGCTTGTTCCGCCAGGCGCTGCGCCCGATACGCGGCCCAGTTGTCCAACCCGACCCAGTCCTTCAGCGACCCGACCGTGACCAGCCCGCCGGTGCGCTGCTCGTGCGCGTTTTCCCAGATCGCAGCGACCACGCCGGTCACGTACTTCACCGACTTCGACGACCACCCATCGACGATCTCGAGCGCCTCGAGCTCCTCCTCGGTGCCGTGGAACTGGTGGTGCGCCGCGAAGATCACGTTGCGCCACGAGTCGCGATCGTCGCAGTAGTCCTGCGGCAGCTGCTCGAGCATCCAGCGCAGCGCTTCGAGGTCGACGTCGTCGTGGCGGTTCTTTATCGCCTCGAAGGGGTCGTCGTCCCAGGCGGCGCCGGCGGTGGCCGAGCCCTTCACGGTCCAGTCCGACGGGATCAGCGCGGGCAGCTCCTCGCGCACCCAGGCGGCCACCGCGTCCAGGTCGATCGAGGGCAGCATCCACAGCTCCTGGTCCTCCAGGCTGCCGTTCAGCCACTGGTAGGGCTTGTGGGTGTCCGGGTGGATGCCATAGGCGACGAACTGCTGGCCGATGCCGAGCACCTCGACCTTGTTTTCCTTCTCGCCCTCCTCCGGGTTTGGCCGGATCCAGGACGCCGAGTTGATCTTCGTGCGCGGCTCCAGCGCGGCATACACCAACAGCCGCTTCGGCGCGCGGCCGATGCGGCATGGCGCCTCGCCGAAGCGCGCGACGAAGGCCTCATACACCCGGGCGGCGACCGCCGGGTCGTAGAGGTCCAGATCCACCGCGGCGAGGGTGCCGGTGCGCAGGCCGACGTTCAGGTGGCCTTTCCCGTTCCGCGCCCAGATTGCAACTTGGTCGCGGTGCAGCGTGACGTCTGACCAGCGGTCGACGGCCGGCGCCTTGCCGGCGACAGGGATGGGTTCGAAGCCCTGCGCGAGCAGCTTCGGGCCGAGAGATGTGAAGGTCATCCACGACCTCCCTTACCGAAGCGGACAGCTCGAGCAGCATTCGCAGATTGACGGAGCATGCTGCGCCAACCAGCTACGTCGAAAAATTCCACCAGACCTTTGTTGGGTTGCACCGGCCCCGCCAAACCCATCTCAAGCGGGTGGCCTCCTCCGACGGGGGTATTGACGTCACAAGCCCAACACCCATAGGCGATGCCTACCTCCTCAAGGGGGCCACAGCGGGGCATACCGTCCGAGTCTTCCCCGTCGCCTCTCACAAACGATAGCAAGGAGCTAATACTTCCCAACCTAGCCAAACTACCGCACCGGGGACACGCGTGAGTCTCAGGCTCTTCGCCCAGTACATCTGTCGGGTCTCCGCTGAGTAGAGCCGCCTGTGTCGTGTCGGCTCGCGCATCGATTGCACACTTGAACGCCGAGAACTTCATGTCAGACGTCACTCCCTGCGGCTTCACTTCGTACCAGGTGACCATCCCCTGCGGGCTGGTCACCCGGAAGTCCGGCAGATACCATCCTGCCTCGCCCAAGTCGAACCCCTCTGGCTCGTACTCCCACTTGACGCCTAGCGTGTCGAAGAACACCGCCCAGCGCGCCTCGAGGCGGCTGCGGAACCGGTAGCCTTTGTATTGCGTCTCGATCGGTTTGATCATGCTGCCCTCCGCACGTCTTGCGCGTTCTTGATCCAGCGGTAATCGGCGAAGGTCAGGCGCTTCGCCGCCCGGGTGATGGCGGTGTAGATCCAGCGGCGCGCGGTGTTGCCCGACGGATCCACCTTGCCCAGCACGAAGCGCTCATCGACCACACAGCAGTCGTCCCACTCGCTGCCCTGCGCCTTGTGGGCGGTGATGCAGTAGCCGTAGGAGAACGACAGGCCCTGATCCAGCACCTTGCCGGCCTTGACGATGTGTTCCATCTTGGCGACCGGATAGGACTCCTCCGGCAGGTCGGACAGGAACTTGCCCATGTTGAGGTCGAGCGTGTGCGTCCGGCCCTCTTCGTCCGAGCACACCAGCTTGCCCAGCAGATCCGGCATCTTCCAGGCGAACTGGATCACCTCGACCTCGGTGCCGTTGAGGATCGCGCTGTCGTGGTTGTCGTTGCACACCAGCCGATCGCCCGGCTTCGGGAGCACACCCTCGAAGCCCAGCACGCGCCGCGCGATCAGGTTGATCTGCCGACGGTGCGCGTTGGTGAAGGCGATGATCTTCTTGTCGGCGGCGAGCCACTGGTGGAACTGGTCGCGCGGTGCCAAGTTGCGCACGAGTGCGTCCGGGAAGCGCCCGTTGCGGATGTGGGTGGCCAGATCGAGGATGGGCGAGCCCTCCCCTTGCCGCATCACGGTGGTGAGCTCGACGTGCGGCCGGGCCGTCACGAAGTAGCCGTCCGGGTTGATCTGGTCGTTCACCGGCGGCAGCTGGTGCGGATCACCCACCAGGATGAGGGTGTTGCACATCCGGCGCAGGTGCTGCAGCAGCCAGGTCTGGAGCATCGAAGCCTCATCGAGCACGATCGTGTCGGCGAAGTCGCGCTTGCCCTCGCTGAAGTTCGACAGCTGGTAGTTGGGCAGGAAGCGAACCCGGCCGCCACTCGACTTGCGACCCTCGGCCTCGTCCTCAGGCGTGAAGAAGACCGAGTAGAGTGTCGATGCCGGCACCCCCTTCGAGCGCAGCACCTTGGCCGCCTTGTTCGTCGGGGTCACCACCTCGATGTCGGCCCCGGGCAGATCCGCCAGCAGCTGGCGGATCAACGTCGTCTTGCCGGTGCCGGCCGGACCGGCGAACCGGATCTCCTTGGCCCCGTCCTCGCGCAGCTCCTGGATCTGGATCAGCGCGCGTTCCTGCTCGTCAGTGAGCTTCATGGTTTTCTCCGTGCAGCGCTTTCACGTTGAAGCCGCGAGGCCGAAGCGCAGGAAGCACCCGGCGGCAGAGGGGCGCCCTACTCACCTTCGAGTGAAACGGCTCCGGTATTCCTGTTCGGTCTTGCAATCCACGCAGAGCATCGAACCGGAGGCCACGACGCGCGCCTTGGGCACCTCGGCGCCACAATCCGGGCAGGTGCCGTCCCAGTCGGGCGGGATCGCGGGCTGGGCAAGCTCGCGTCGAATGCGGTCCTGCTCTTCTTCGGCCAGCGCGGAGGTCAGGCGCTCAGCCTGCTCGAGGTAGCGTTCGTCCATTTCAGAGCACCGCCTTCAAAACTCTGCGCAAATCGTTTTCAGGTGCCATCAGTCCGCTTCCACCAGAGTTGCAGCAGCGGTGCGGGAGGCCGGTTCGATCCGGTCGAAGCCGCGAACCATGTCGGGGCGGAGCACGGCGACTGAGTAGGGGGTGCCGTCGGAGCGCAGGACACGCTTCAGACGCGCCATCTCTTCGATGCGGACGACATGCTCAGGCGGCACGCACTTCCAGTGGCTCACCGCCTGGCTCGTGACATCACAAGCGCGGGCGACCACCTTGGCTCCGCCGAGTGCGCGGATGAGGTTGCGGAGTTCAGAGGGTTTCATGGTAGAGGAGAGGGTGAGTAGAACTCACATCGTACCGGGCGCAGCACCTGGGAGCAAGACTCCCGTTGCCGAGCGCTTTTTGTTCTTGCACAGTTTCGGCGATTAACAAGGGGGCACCCGCACTGGTGCTGTAAAAATTTTCGGCGCAGGGCCTTGCGCTAGCCCCGCGAGTGAGGCAGACTCACATCCGTCGGACCAGTGCAGAGCGCTCCGGCGAGGTTGGTTGCCCTGTCTCCTCTCCCTGATTGCCTCGTCGTTGAGCGCTCTGCACTGGTCCGATAGGGGAGTCCTTCTCCCTGTGATATTTCGACATCGGAGCCAATCGACATGGAAGCAAAGCTCGCTGCCGCCAAGGCGTATCTTGGCGAGGCGTGGGTTCTTCACCCGCGCTACGACTCGAGTGCCCACCTGTGGCATCAGAGCAACCGCCCCCACGTTCTGGTCTCCATCCAGCTGGCCGCCAAGGCTGCCGGACGGATCTGACTTCAACCACAAAGGGAGCGCGTCTCCCACTCGAGGAACCCATGAGCATCGAAAACACCCTGGAACGCATCGCCGACTCGCTCGAGCGCCTGGTCGATCTGCAAGCCGGTCGCAATCTCCTGTTGGAGTCCGCTGCATTGGCCCGGGCCGCCGCGGCTGAAGAGGCTGAGACCGCCGCGGCGGAAGTTGCCGAGGCGGCCGTCGAAAAGGCTGCGACCCGCGGCCGTGGCCGCCCCCGCAAGAACGCGGAGGAGCCGAAGGCTGAAGCGGTCGCCGCCCCCGTGCCGACGGAAGAGGTGAAAACCAAGGAGGCTGTGGTTGCGGCACAGCCGGAACCGGTGCCTGCAGCCCCTGCCCCTGCCGCCAACGCGCCGACCGTCGAGCAACTGCAGCTGCGTGCCCCGAAGCTGGCACAGAAGTTCGGCAAGGAAGCCGTGACCGGCCTGATCAAGAAGATCAACCCGGCAGCCGGCAACATCTCAGGTATGGACGATGCCCAGCGCGTCGCATTCTGGGCTGCCCTCGATGCCCTCGAGGCCGGCGCCACCACGGATGCGGAGTTCGGCTGATGACCGAGCACGCCACGCCTGATCACGGCGAGCGCGCACATGCGGTCTTGTCCGCGTCGGGTGCCGACCGGTGGCTCAACTGCCCCGGCTCGGTGGCCTTGACGCGCGACATGCCCGACACGTCGAGCAGCTACGCCGAGTGGGGCACCACCTGCCACGAGCTGGGCGAGCTCGCGCTGCGCAACCGACTCCTCGGGGAGAAGGTCGTCCTCGAGTCGGACAAGTACGACGCCGAGATGTACGCCGCAGTCGCCGCCTACCGCAACTTCGCAGAGGGCATCCTCGCCGAGCACGACGAGGAGCCGCTGATCTGGATCGAGGAGCGCCTCGACTTCAGCCGCTGGGTGCCGGGTGGCTTCGGCACGGCCGACCTGGTGCTGGTGTTCCCCCGCGCGAAGAAGGCCTACATGGTCGATCTGAAGGGCGGCCAGGGCATCAAGGTCTTCGCTGCGGACAACCCGCAGCTGAAGCTCTACGGCGCCGGCGTGCTGGATCTGCTGGACTGCATCGTCGAGATCCAGTCGATCGAGCTTTGCATCGTGCAGCCCCGGATCGCGCACTTCGACCGGTGGGAAATCAGCGCCGAAGAGCTGCTTGTCTGGCTCGAGGACATCAAGCCGATCGCGCACGACGCCTACAAGGGGAGCGCAACTCTCCGCGCGGGCGACCACTGCACGTTCTGCAAGGTGAGGGCGACCTGTCCGGAGCGGGCGCGCGAGGCGGTCTCGACCTTCGAAGAGCACGACGCGATCCCGGGCCTGTTGAGCTTCGAGCAGATCGCTGCACTACTGCCGAAGCTCGACCGGATCATCAACTGGGCGAAGAACATCCAAGACTTCGCCTACGTCCAGGCGCGGGACCACGGCGGCAAGATCCCCGGCTACAAGCTGGTCGCCGGCCGCTCGAATCGCAGGTGGACGGATGAGGCGCGCGTCGCCGAGGTGCTGAAGCAGGACGGCTTCAACGACGACGACATCTGGACCAAGAAACTGCTCGGCATCACCGATGCTGAGAAGCTGGTGGGCAAGAAGCATCGCGTCTTCGAGCTCGCCCAGAAGGCCGAGGGCAAGCCCACCCTCGTGCCCGAGTCGGACCCCCGGGCTGAATGGCACAGCGCCGAAGCTACGCTGGCCGCATTTGACGACTGACAGCAGGAGCCATCATGGCCATCAAAGATCTGAGTGTGAAAGTGAAATCCGCCGTCGAGTTCCGCACCGGCAAGGTGCGTCTCTCCTACCCCCACCTGTTCAAGCCGCAGCCGAAGAAAGACGAGAAAGGCAACGTCGTCGTCGACAGCACCAGCGGCCAGCCGGTGACCCAATACAGCACCGCCCTGATCATCCCCAAGACCGAAGTCGAGACGGTCGAGACGCTGAAGAAGGCGATGCAAGCCGCCGCCCTCGAGAAGTTCGGCCAGGGCAAGGTTCCGCCGAAGTGGGCCAAGGGTCTGCGCGACGGCGACACCGACGAGGCCGCGCTGCTCGACCCGCTGGACCCCGCCAAGGGCCGCAAGCCTGAGCTGGTCGGCTGCTACTGGATCAACCTCTCCAGCAAGCAAAAGCCCCAGGTGCTCGGCAACGAGAAGGACGAGTTCGCCGGCGGCTGGAAGGTGCTGACCGAGTCCGACATCAAGGCGGGCGACTGGGTGCGCGTGCAGATGCGCTGCTACGGCTTCGATCAGCCGCAGAACAAGGGCGTCGCGTTCTCGTTCTCCGGTATCCAGCTCGTCGAGGAAGGCGAGGCGCTGGCGTCCGGTGGCTTCGACGCCAACCTCTTCGAGGACGACGAAGAGCTGGCCGGCGCGTTCAACTAATTGACCAGAAGGGGAGTCCGCCTCCCCTTCTTTCAAGGAAAACACCCATGGACGACATGATCCACGAAGTGCCCCCGACTCGCCCCGACGAGGCGCCGCTGACCCTCGCCGAGCTGCTGGCCGCCCGCTCCCAACTCGAGGAGGAAATCGCTGGGCTGCGCGCCGAGACGATCGAGAACGTGAAGCGCTACATCGTAGAGTTCAACATCTCGTCGGCCGAGTTGTTTGGCAAGGTCCGCAAGGCCCTGCCGCCGAAGTACAAGGATCCGGCCACTGGCAAGACCTGGACCGGTAAAGGCAAGCCCCCGGCCTGGATCAAGGATCTGGACGAAGTGCAGCGTGACGCGCTGAGAATCTGAGGAGCACAGCACTGTGAAACTGATCAAATCCGCGTCCGTCTATCAGGCGCATCTGCCTCAGAGCATCAACGCCCTCGAGGAGCACTTGTCGGCCAAGCCCTTCGTCGAGCTGGGTGCCACCGATTTCGCCGGCGCAGGCTTCGTGCCACCTGTCGAAGTCACAGGAGCCCTTGCGGTGTCGTTCGAAGGTGGCTATGCCTTCGCCGTTCGCTACGACGAGAAGATCGTGCCGGCCAGTGTCACATCGGCCGAGGCCAAGAAACGCATCACCGCCGAAGAAGAGGAGTGCGGCTTTCGGCTGGGCAAGAAGCGCCGCCAGGAGATCCGGGAGTACACGTTCCACGACCTCCTGACCCGCGCGCTGACCCGCACCAAGGTCGTGCAGTGCTATTTCGTGCCGACCAGCAACCTGCTGATCGTGCCGACCACCTCGAAAAAGCTGGCCGACACCATCACCGGCGAGCTGGTCAAAGTGATGGGCTCGCTCAAGGCCACCACGATCTACGTGTCAGAAGCCAAGGCCAGCCTGACCACGCGCCTGTCGAGCTACCTGGCGCATGACTACGAAGACCAGCCTTTCGGCGACTTCGAAGTCGGCAGCAAGTGCAAGCTCCGCTCGTCGGACGGCCGCCGCTTCAGCTTTGACCTGTCGGCCGATCTGATCGAGGCAAACGACGGCATCCAGGAAGCAGTGCGCGGCGGCGGCCTGATCGAGGAGATCGAGCTGCTCGGCGGCGACATGTCGTTCCGCCTCACCTCTGATTTCAAGCTCAAGGGTATCGACCCCGGTGTTGAGCCTGCGAAGGCTGGGGATTTTGACGACGCTCTTGATCTCTGGCAGCACGAGGCGTCGATTCAGGTCGCGGCTGTCGATCGTGTCGTGCGCGCCGTGTGCGAGTTGCTCGACTACAAGGAGCCGGAGCAACAGGAGGCACCCGAGACGGCTTTTGCCTGATCAGAAGGGGAGCCCATCTCCCCTTCGTGTGCGCCGCCCGGGGCGCAGAAGAAGTTCCGGGCATCCACACGCATGCGCTTGGATAGAGAGGCCGCACCCTCAAATCCCGTGCGGGGATCCCGTCAGCCGGTGTGCTGCCGGGACCGAGCGCAGCCGTGTGGAACCGACGAGACAACGACAATGCGACCCCGATCCGAATCCCCGAACCTGACGATCCTGCTGGCGGCCCTGCGCCGCGGCGAGCAGCAC